GGTTGCGGCCGATCAGGCCAAGTTTGAAAAACAGGCGGCAAAAGTTGTTGCAGACGAAGCTGCTGCACGGGCAAAACTCCGAGCAAGCACAACAAAGACTGAAAAGTTCGCCGATTATGTCCCCGATAATTACCATAAATTTGTTGGAGTCACGATGCAGGAGCCAGACGCTCTCTCGTATGCTCTGTGGGGTGTCGCCCTCGCGTGCGTTGTCGCCTACTTTGTTGCGAAATGAATTGGTGAATAATGGCTTACAGAGGGTCATCCCAGAGTCATAATAGAACTGGATGTCTTCGGACGTGTTTAAGGTGAAGAAGTCCCGGGAGGGAGGAGGAGGAAAGAACCGCGAACAGATTGGAACGCTGGATTCCCTTCACGAGCGTCACATTGAAGATTTGCATACCCGCACATCCTCCGAGGCAATTGCATCCCTTGATGAAAAAATCACCCAGATCAAGGTTGATTTGTCGGGAGGGTTTGATCCTTTTGAGTTTGCAGATGTTATGCGAACCACTCGTCTTCAGAAAGAGCTGGATACGCTGGAAGATGAGAGATCCCGTGCAGCCGAGAAGTACGATATTCAAAAATATTACCTGGATAGCGGAGACATCATGCTGGATTACTATGCTCCTCCCCAGAAGAAGACGGTGTCTAAGATTGATATGGGCGCAACTGCTCAGGGAACATTTGATAAGCTTTTTTCAGTGACCGAGACGGCGGTGGGTCCGTCCAAGAAGAAGATGTTTGACGAGTACATGTCTCGTCGCGGTTTATCGAACGGTCTCAATATCGCCGAGAACGCAGACAATATTAAGAAGATGTCGGAGCACTGTGCTCCCTGCAACATCCCACGCGAAGAAATTACGTCCGAAGGTATTCTGGTCTGTCCCAAGTGTGGGTCTGAAGAGTATGCTCTGGTAGTCTCTGACTTCCCCAGTTTCCGCGATCCACCCAAAGAGCGGAATAATTATGCGTACAAGAAACAGAATCATCTGAACGAGATTCTGAACCAGTTCCAGGCCAAGGAGAGTACGGAGATCCCTGACGACGTGATGAATGAAGTGATTTGCGAAATCAAGAAGCGGCGTATTGAGAATATCGCCCTGCTGACGGAACAGAATATTCGTGAAATCCTGAAGAAGCTGGGACGCAACCGGTACTATGAGCATGCCGCGCATATTTTGTCGAGACTGAACGGTAATCCTCCGCCCACGATTACCCCCGAGATCGAGGACAAGATCCGGGCGATGTTTCAGGAAGTACAGGCTCCCTACCTTCTCTACTGTCCCGACGAGCGCCGGAACTTCCTGTCGTATTCATATATCATTTATAAATTTCTGGAGCTGCTGGAGCTGGATGAGTACAAGGTCCACTTCCCGCTTCTCAAATCCCGCGATCGACTGATTCAGCACGATGCGATATGGAAAAAGATCTGCGAATATCTACACTGGGAATTCATTCAGAGCATTTAGATGTGACTCCTTGGAATACCATCCGTTCGCGCCACTATGAATATCCATAATAGACTTGAACGTATATTCATACTTCTTCCCTACCTCGAACATGTCGTACAACTTGACGGCACGTTCGTGGATATACTGGCGATTAAACTTTCCGTCTATCGCAAGTTGTACTCCGAGAACATAGTCCTGGAGCGTATGACACCGTACCCCAGTCTTCAAATTCTCCACTGTCTCTGTTTGAGCACCATAATCTTGCGTCAATACGGGAGTTCCGCACATCTGAGCTTCTACCGCCACTCCGCAAAAAGGTTCAATGAACATCGTGGGAGCCAGAAGAGCCGTGAGAGACCCCAAGTACTCTCCCCTCTCCTTTCCCGAGATAGGAGGCTTGTACACAATATTCGGATATTTCATGAAGGGTTCGGGGTTTCCCTGGCCACACAGAATGAACTGGACGTGAGGCATGCGCGAAGCGATTTCCACGATAATGTGACACCCCTTGCCGTCATAAATACGACCGAAGAACCCTACGGTATTCAGCTTGGGGGTGAGAGACAGGGGCCAGTGACGAGCATCAAAGTAGTTCGGGACCACAAACCAGTAATTCTGCCCCCACTTCCCCGACTTCGCAAGTTCGTGATGCAGCCATGCATAACTCTCAAAAATACGATACGGACGGGTTGAATCGTTGTACCCGATTCCACTCTCGCACACAACCATATTGAGATCTTTGAGCGCCCGATCATGAGAAATCCCGAAGGGTACGCACACGATATCGGTCTTCGTAGACCTATAATTTGCCTGTAGAATGGGGCGTAGGCGATCATTGAATTCAATGTAGAGGGGAGTGGACCAGTTCCCCAGATCTCCAATGAATGATTTATGATCGGCCAAGTGCTTTACGGCATTGTCGTGAGATATTTCGGGATGAAGAAACTTGTACGATTGAACTCGGAAGAAATCCCACTCGTCCCGGGTCATCAGCTGAATGTCTCGGGTTGCTCCAGTCGTGGATCCCTCTACTCCGTAATGATAGACTTCAAATCCACGGGACATCATCATCGCGGGGAACCGCAGGACCTTTCCAGTGTACGCACAATGGCTGAAATCGTCATTGGTGACTGTGTGGGGTAGAGCCAGAATATGGAGACGGATCGGAGCCGTGGTCTCCATTTACATAGTAACGATCGTGGATACGTAAATAGAGGTTATGGAGGCGGGAATAAGTTTCATTGTCCGAATACGCAATGAAGAGGCTACCCTAGCACGTTCGATCCGATCGTTGATTTCACTCACGATTCCACATGAGATCGTTCTGATTCTGCACCGATGTACCGATAAGAGCGCAGATATTGCCGCCTCACTCGCATCAGAAAATCCACACGTACGGATCTTGACCTACGATCACGCAATATCCAGGGCAGGATACGAAACATTGGTTACTGATGCGACGTCGGATCACAGTTTCGTCCGATATTCGAACTGGTGTGCAGAACAGGCTCGGTATCCCTGGATGTTTCGGTGGGACGCAGATTTTGTGATGACTCATCCTCTGGTTGACTATATCAATATGCAGGTATGGGAGCCCAAGAATCTGAGGATCGGCCTTACGGCGAAAAACAGGACACACGAAAACCAGGAGTACTATCTCCACCAATCGAGTGTCCGAAATACCAAACACATTTTCTGGGAGATGTCTGGGTTTCCAGGGGATACCATATCTTTCCATCTTGAGACGATTATGTATGTGACCCACCTATCAGAACTCTCGAACTTGAAACCGTACTGGCGCGAACCTCCGTGGTTTGAGACAGACCAGTCGCCCGAAGCAGTTCAAGTGAAAGAACGGTACGATAAACTGGTGGCCGAGTTCGGACCTGAATCCCCCGGTCTAGCGAGAGCCTCGAATCCCGAGTGTGATAAGATCTTTAAGAAGATTGCATCGGCCGAAAACTGTGCGGGTCCGTCGTATGTGAACCTCTTTGCGTAAAACGGATTAGGGAAATGGCGTTGAATAGAGGGTAAGTAACTAGATAAATGAAGCCCCGTTTCTCCGCATCCGATGTCGCGTCTCTCCTTGGCCGCAATCCTTACCGTACAAAGAATGAGTCGCTTCTCAAGGTTCTCACGGGTATGCCGAAGTACAAGTCAGTTATCCTAGGTCTCAAGGATACTATGGGCGTCAAGAACGAGCGCGAAATCGTTGCTGAAGCATCGCCGTCTGCCCTCCGGGCCATGTGGAAATCCGTTGATCAGGCAGTAGGGGCTACGTCAGATTTACAGGTTGAGAATGCGATCACCGCCTTCAAGCAAGAACATATTCGTCAAGTTGTTCAGGAGACGCTGGAGGGGAAGCGCATCCCTGCATGTGATGCACTTGAGGAAGTTGTGGCCCGAGTCATTGCGGGGCAGACTACCATTGAAAATGAGATGCCCACGCTCTGTGTCCGTCCCGACGTGAAGATGGTGATTGAGGGCACACAGGAGCACCAAGTTCTGGCGTCGGAAATCCAGAAGCGGCGTGGAACCAAGCTGGAGGATAAGGCCGAGAATGATCACGCGGCGGCTACGGGTATTGAAGTGACGGGCCGCAATACGTTTGTGGACTTCGAGTGCGATTCTTACCGCCTCATCGGGTACCTGGACGGGATGCAGGGCGAGAAGGTCGTGGAAACAAAGAACCGGAAGCGTTTCTGGACAGTTCCTCCAGCCTACGACTTCGTCCAGTTGCGGTGCTACATGTTCATGCAGGGAAAGAAGGACGGTGTTCTTCTGGAGAACTTCCCTGGTCGTGGTCCTCGCACGACTGAGGTCCCGTGGGACGACGAACAGTGGGCAGACATTCACGAGGGTCTCTCCTCTCTCTCACGAACGATTGCGAACATTACGGAGGAGGATGCTCACGATCTAGCACGAACTGTCTTCTCTACAATGAAGACGTAAAATATTCAGGGACAAGATATAATGGGCAATATTCCACCGAGTGCTGCCGGACCTGGTCCTGCACTACCCGAAGCTTCGGTCGCATCCACGACGGCTGCGACGTCGTCTGCTCTTCCTACCGGTTCATCGTCCACCTCGATAACTTCGTCCTCTCCCGCCCCTTCTGGGGCTACATCGTCAGAGATGCCGCCACGATCATACATTCCACCTGCCTCCACGAACGCCTCAACGGATCGCGTAATGAACTCGGGCGCATCTACCTCCTCCACTCTACCCGCGGACTCACCGGGTCGTAATAGCCCTGTCTCGTCCCAGGCAAGTGCCGCGGGGGGTCTTCCTGCTGGATCGCCCGGTGTTAAGCAGATGACTGATGCAACAGGAGGCAGTGCGACATCGTCGTCGTCCAAGGTCTCTCCGGCGGGAGGGGTGTCTAAGACTGCCGATGTGGCTGATGCTGCCCCGGCGACAAAGGGAGAGAAGGTCCGCACAACCTTTGTTGCGGTTCTTGCTCTATCGTGGGTTCTGTTTGGAATCGCCGCCTTCTTTTTCTCCCTGGTTTGCTTTGGCCGCTCGGGATCGTTTGGCGAGAAGATCTTTGGATTTTTCCTCGCCCTCGTGTTCGGCCCTTTCTACTTCGTCTACTACTTCGCGGACGGAGCGTACTGCCGCGCCAACGCCCCGACCCTGTTCTAATAGAAAAGAACTTAAGACATAGAAGTTGAGTTATTCAAACTACCATGAAATCCTTGCTTGATTTAGTAGACAATACCAGAACCGACAAGAACACCGTACACTCCTACCTACCCCTGTATCAGAGTGTACTTTCTAGTAAACGCGATACTGCACGGAACGTTCTAGAGGTCGGTATTTACACGGGTGGAAGCATCAAGCTGTGGAGCGAGTTTTTTAAGAATGCAACTATATATGGAATTGATGTTAGGGATGAATCATATTTTTGGGATGAAATTAAGAACAAGGAAAACATACGACTGTTGACTGAAACCGACGCGTATGACCAGAGTGTTGTGAAGACACACTTTTTGGAGAAGAACATAAAATTCGATTTTGTATTGGACGATGGTCCTCACTCTCTTGAGAGTCAGAGAAAATTTATACAGCTGTATCTACCCCTGTTGGAAGAGGACGGAATACTTATCATCGAAGATGTCCAATCTACTGATTGGATCGACGTTCTAAAAAACGAAGTTCCGCAAGACCTTCAAAAATGTATAATGATATATGATTTACGAGGGAATAAGGGTAGGTACGACGATATTGTTTTTACCGTAAATCGAGCGATACGGTAAAACGAATTTGGGGATGTCAAGGTAATCAATCCGAACAAGAATAAGAATGTTAAGAATCGCAGATACTACCCAGGCTCCCGAGGTTGAAACGAACTACACGTTTCCTCTGGATCCCTTTCAGAAATGTGCTATCGCCGCCATCCAGAGCCGGGAGAACGTCCTGGTCACCGCCAAGACAGGCAGCGGTAAGACGTTGGTAGGCGAGTACCAAATTGAGCACTCGCTCAAGCGGAGTGGGCGCGTGTTCTATACCACGCCCATCAAGTCGCTGTCCAATCAAAAATTCAATGATCTCAAGCAATTATATCCTGGAAAAGTCGGGATCATGACGGGGGATATCAAGTTCATGCCCCAAGCGGATGTAGTGGTGATGACGACAGAGATTCTCCGCAATCTCCTATTCAAGATCGGGTCGTCAACGGAGAGTGTGGGGTCTACAGCCTCGCTGTCTCTAGACGGTGTTGATGCTGTCGTCTTTGACGAGGTTCACTACTTCAACGACCCAGCGCGTGGAAAGGTTTGGGAGGAGTGTTTGATCCTCCTGCCACCGACGATTCGTCTGGTTCTCCTCTCCGCAACGATTGATAGTCCAGCAGTCTTTGCTGAGTGGATCGGTGAAATGAAACAGGTCCCGATGCACCTTATCTCTACACAGTACCGCGTCGTTCCGCTTGAACATAGTGTAGGGGAGAAGCTTCTGCTTGATGAGAAGGATGTATTCCATAAGGAAGCCTACACCGAGTACCTGAGACATCTTAAGGGTGTTGAGGATGCTCAGCGTAAGCACTCGGATGCAGTGAAGGCGAGGATTGCTGGAGATCCAGTACTTCAGCGCGAAATCCGTTCTACTGGCTTCCTCCACCAAATGAACGAAATGATCGATGATCTGAACGTTAAGGAAAAGCTGCCGGCGATGTTCTTCGTGTTCTCCCGCAAGAACTGCGAGGCGTATGCGGCGAAAGTCTCCTCTACCCTGATCGATACATCGGAGGGTGCGGCAATCAAGAATATCGTGCGGTTCCACCTGCATCGGTACCCTGACCTAGAGACGCTGCCGCAGTACCATACTCTAATGGCTCTCCTCATGAAGGGCGTGGCGTTCCATCACAGCGGGATGCTACCGATACTGAAAGAGATCGTGGAGATGCTGTTCTCGCGCGGAATGATCAAGCTGTTGTTTGCGACCGAGACCTTTGCCGTAGGAATCAACATGCCGACAAAGACAGTGATCTTCACCAGTTACCGCAAGTACGATGATGCTGCCGAGGGGCTGCGGATGCTGCGGACGGACGAGTACATCCAGATGGCGGGTCGCGCGGGTCGGCGCGGCAAGGATACGCGCGGGTTCGTGTACTATCTCCCCGATCGCAAACCCGAGACGGTGGAGGATGTCCAGCGGATGATGACGGGGAAGCAGCAGTCTCTAGAATCACGGATGGATTTCCATTACGATTTCCTCCTGAAATGTCTCCAGAGCGGAACCACAGGGTGGCTGGGACTGGTGAAGAAGTCGTACTGGTACGTCCAGCGGCAGATGGAGACGGAAGGACGGCAGCTAGAACTTCTGGAGCTGCAGAAGAAGTATGCGGGTCTGGATATTGGGGAGTATGAGCTGCGCGACACGTACGAGACGCAGATTCGCATAACGCAGAACGCCGAACGAAAGAAGGCACAGTCGTCCCTGGATTCGTGGAAAAACAAACATATGGGCCCCAAGTGGGAGAAGGGGTGGCAGGAGTTCAAGGAGTTCAAGAAGAATCGGGCGGCAATTACGCTCCTCCAGGAAAAGATCGAGGCATTCAAGACTATTCAGGTCCCGTTCCTCGCGAATCTCCAATCGCTCGGGTATGCTGAGGGGGAGACACTGACGGAGATGGGGGTTCTCGCTTCGGAAATCAATGAGGGTCATCCTCTCGTGATGTCGGCGATGTTCAAGCGAGGATTCGCTCTGCCGCGCGAAGACCTGGTAGCTCTGCTTTCGTGTTTCGTGGAAGGCGAGAAGACGGAGGAACCCATCACCACATGGTGTCTGCGGGTCCCCGATACGCTTAAAAGTGCTCTCTTGGCAGTGCACGTGATTGCTCAGGATCTGTGTGCTCGCGAGAACCCCAAGAGTCAGCCCGAGTACTGGACAGTACACAATTACTGGCCCGAGATTGTCTACCGCTGGATGCACGGCGATGAGATGGCTGTTCTGTGTTCCGAGTACGAAGTGTACGAGGGTAATTTCATGAAAGCCATTCTCAAGACGGCCAATATCGTGGACGAGTGGATTACCCTAGCAACGATCACCAAAAATCTAGAGGTTCTGGAAACTCTGCGCGAGATCCGACCGGATCTAGTGCGGGGTCTAGTGGTCCCAGATTCCCTCTACCTACGTCTCTGAAGTTTACGCCTCGTCCGCCGACCAGCTTTCCGAGTTTGTGTCGCCGCCCGTTTGTTTGCGGTCGCAATCGCCTTATGCAAAAATTCAGTCTCTTCTCGATCAGTAACTACCGGTTTTTTCTCCTTTTCATGTTCCTTTGCTCGGCGCCTTTTCATGAGTTTGTCTAGACGATCAAGAAGAACTGCTTTGCGAGTCAAGTCGCGAAGCTTCTTTCGACTGTCCATCCCTCCTTACTTATTCCGCCGAGAAAGATACGACGATGCGGTTGGGGATATAGTCCTCCCACCGACGATCCAGAATATCCTCGATCTCGTCATAATTTTCAATATTCTGGTGGGTCGGCAGCCCGTTCTCGTCCGGCATCTCGCGGTGGATGTAGAGTATTCCTCCCTCAATAATTGTTGGTATGTAGTCGAGGGACATCCCCAGACCAATTCCTACGGTCTGGCGAATTGTCCAATCTGGACCCACCCACTGAGTAGGCTGATCGAGGTAAGAATACATGTACGCTCGGCGGTGATATACAGACCACCGAACGTAGATCACATCGCCATCATGTTCGTCGTCAAATTCACCGACCTTGAAATCATTGTCTGAATAGAAGTTGGGATCATCGGGAGCTTCGGGAGGAGGGTGGCGGAGATGTGGTTGATTCATTGTAAGAAGGCAGAGTTGTCTGGTCTGGAATATCAATGTGAACGGATTCGTTTTGATCGTGATCGGTTACACGAATTGTTGCGCGTACGCGAATATCAGTTTTCGCATACTGTTTCCAGCGGCCCATATAGAATGCCCCTCTTTCCCAATGATGAGCAGGGCGTTCGGGTTTCTTTCCGTTCTGAAAAAAGAGATCTTCAATATCCATCTCAACAATCTGTGTACCAATAAACCATCCTAGTGTTTCTCCGATGGGTTGATTGGAAGGAGCAAACTTCCCGTTCATAAACAGCGATCCTGTTTCGGTAAAGCACGAAATACACACAGCTTCCGATGACTCACCTACCAGGTACGTGACCAGTCCAACAGTAACCAAACGGTTACTGGGATCGGGGCGGTAAAAATTAAGTAGATTTCCATAGTGGAAAGACATACTCCTTTACTCCACTATTTTCTTCTGAGGAAACGTGATGCTCAACTCTAGGGGAAGCAAGGCCCCCGAATCGTCCACTTCCGCCCATCGCATATCTAGAATAATCCTTTTCTGGAACTCGGCACCACTGAAGAAGTCAATATCCTGCCACATATAGTTTGTATCCGCCTTTCCGGTATGTATCCACCGAAGAGTTTGACCAATCGTCATAAACTGATCGAAGTATCGGGGATTTTTTTCGTCACATTCGCGAACATAGAACTTACCTGTATCCCCGTTCTTCCAGATCTCCAGTTGATAGTCGTACGGGTAGTCGCCAACATTGAAATGAATCTTCATGATCTCGGAGTGCGTCATCTTCTATACTATAGTCGTCTACTCACTCTATACTCGGTCACTCTCCAAATCCGTTTTGACGTGAAACACCAGGCGCTGCTTCCATGTAGGGCGTTGCATATCTAGGAAGTACGTCACTTTGACCGGAGTCCCTTCTGGAAAGGTGTTGTCGCTGGTAATTAGGCGATTCCAGTCGGGGATCCAGATACGGGTAGGCGATATGACTATACCCTTGATATCTCCTGGAATTCGCTGGATAATATCTAGGAACGCCAGATCTCGCGCATGTTTTTTCGCAAAAGTTTGGAGACGATTACAATCCTCTTTGGCGTTAGGAGCCTCCATGCCTTTCATCACCATCTGGTTCACCACATCCGCCCACCGCCGAATCGGGGATGAACCGTGGCAGTATCGGGTCTGGAACCCCCAGTGCTGAACATCATCGCCTACGTCTTCGTAAGTAGCAGACGCATAGGCGAACATTCGAGCATTCAGACCAAGAAGATCATACTTCTCCAACTTCTCAGCATCGGGAGCAGAGTGGTGGCGCAGCAGACCTTTGCCGATAACGGTCAGAGAATTGGCCATCTGCTTGTTGTAGAAGATCATCAGTTCCGCTACCCAGTCGTGCGGGTCGATGATCGGCTTCCTTCCCGCCAGATGTTCACAGATTTCACGGAGTGTCTCCATCGGAATCTCCGTAGCCAAGCGGCAGTTTTCGTACGTGTACGACGCCTTGTTGATAATTACCACCTCCTTGAAATGGACATTCCGAACTTCGCCTACCCAGTCGAAGATCAGAGTGTAACCCAACCTCCTTTCGCCAGGCAGAAGAGACATTTTGCCCTCCAGCGTTTTCGGGAACATGCTTCGTACCTGTACGCCTCCGTCATACAGAGACTGACCAATATTCTGGGCGTAGGACATCCATGGATTGGACCTGACCCACTCGGCGACATCCGCAATCGTGATGGCTACTTTAGTAATACCTTCGTGGTTTACCCAGATAGAAATACAGTCGTCAATATCCAGACACCCGGGCGGGTCAATGTTGATGGTAGGAACGTCCAGAACGGGACGGTTAAAGGCTGGTTCTACTGTTTCGCCGATCTTGGTCCAGTAATTAGGAGAATATGCAAGGTGAATTGCCTTACGCTCGGCCAGAGGATCGCCGCAGGTTCCAATGACCTCAACGATTTGTCCCCGGGGAAGGGGGTCGTCATTGATCTTTTCAGCAACGGCGAGAATGTTCTTTTTGATATCTTTGTGGGTGGACGCCACGATCATTTGCGGAAACACCCTGTTTAGGGGACTGAAGAGATACATGGGGATATTGCGAGATGTTAGTCCATACCGCGTCTTGCTGGTGAGTTGGAGAACACCTGCGACACGCGTCATTTGTAGTTAAGTTGCTCCCTCGTTCAGTAGGGAAACCATAACCCGTTTTTACGAACTTCCCTGGGACTTCGGACACTTTGAGCATCCGCCCATCCCCTCCTTCACCTTCGGCGTAAAAGAGCTGCGAGACAGGACCCAATACAGTACGACAACCCCAACAAGAGCTGTGAGCACATAGATCCAGTTTACTTGTAGAGTCTCCAAAATTCCTCCGCCCGTCTGTTTGGACATTAGGTCTACTTTACTTTCAGCCAAGACAAATTATACACGATTAAGTTTAGCATTTCGTATCTTATTTCGTGTTTCCTCTGTTACGACATGTCCTTTCATTTTCATACTTAATTTTTGTTTTGTTTCTTCGCTATGCTTTCTCCCTATCGTAGCATTCCTACGCTTCTCAGACCACGGAACACCTTTCCGCTTCTCGGACATTTTTTGAATAGTCTCTGCAGAAGCCTTCTTACCAGTATGAGCCTGTCTTAATTTTTCTTTTGTTTCTTCGCTCATAGACATTCCCAAATGAGCATCGCGTATTTTCTTTTTGGTTTCTTCTGACTTTTTAAGACCACGATGTCCATCGGAAATATTTTTACGCCACTCTTCATTAATAATTCTTCCCTTTAATGAAATGCTTAATTTTTCCCTTGTTTCATTGGATTTCTCAAAATTATCACCACCTTTCATCAAATTATATCCAGATGGTGCTAGTGAACTAAATAGCAATATATATTCCTGTTCCTTTTTATTCAGCTCCTCTAGATTTGAACACGTACAAATAACTTCAAATGTAAAATTTTCACATCCATGCAACACGAGGGCATTCGCAAATGCAGTTTTGGTTTTCCCATGCAGAGCATCCCATTTGTGACTGTACCATCGTTTGCTAGCAGGTTTTTGCCTCGTTTGTCCAATATAGATTTTAGAGTTTACAGTGTTCGTAACTTTATAAATTGAACCATAACTCATTGATGTATAACTAGATATTAGATAAGTTAATTGCCGTTTTAACGATAACAGTCTCTTACATATAAGATGGGCATTCCGTTCTATTTCGTAAGTCTTGTTAAAGCGCACAAAACAATCGTCACGAAGGTACGCTCGCGTCTTGAGCCAAATGTTCTATTGTTGGATTTTAACGCGTTTATTCACACGTATATGGATGATGCCCGACCGATTGAGAGTATTCTAGAAGCTCTGGATACTCTCCTTGCGGACACTTGTAGTCCTCGGACTCACTTGTATATTGCTATGGACGGTCTGGTTCCGTACGCCAAGATCGTGCAGCAGCGCTATCGCCGCTTCCGTATCCCTGAGGGGAATAACCCCGTCTTTGATCGCAACCAGATTTCGCCGGGGACGCCGTATATGAAAGAGCTGGATTTGGCGGTTCGTGCACGGTTTCCTCAGGCGGTTGTTTCGTCCAGCGACCTTCCG